TGACGTTGAAATTTGCTGGTGCGGACCGTGCGGCTCAAATTACCGATATTGAGACGTTTCGTGGCGGTCAAGAGTACTTGTATATCTTGCTGGTGAGGTTCTGATGGGAAAACTTGCTGATCAAATCGAAGCTTCGATTAACGCCGACCTTGACCGAGCGTTTAGAGAGTTTGTAAGGCTTGCCGTAAATGACTTGCCTGAAGTAAGTCCTGTTTATACGGGCTTTTTTGCATCTAGCTGGAAAGCGTCAAAGAGTCGTCCTCGCCCACAGCATGATGTAGAAAACTACGAACCTTGGGCAACAATCAAACAATTAAAAAGTACAGTAAAAAGTTACCCCGGCAGTATTAGTCCTAGATTTGATCTACCTTCTTTTACAAGTGATGACACTATTTATATAGGCAATACAGCGCGTTATGCACGTTACGCTTTGGAGCGACCTAGCCAGATAATTTCGTACTTGGCAGGTCTTAAGTCAGTAGCTCAAACGGTGTTTGCTGCAAGAGATGGCGTTACCCTAAAAATTGCGGGTAGTGGAACCGCCCGTGGTTCTAAGTATCAAAAAGTGTTATGACGTTAGTTGCTCCTAGAGCTGCTTTTGAGAAAGCAGTTACTGATGCGGTTGCAGCAGTTGACGCCACCGTAAAAATGGTGTACGACAACGTAAGTTTTACTACACCCGGAAAAACTAAAAAATACGTTTTAATGTCGGTGTCCTACAGCCAAAGCACGATACAAACGCATGGCGCATCATCAGATTTCTACACGGGCGTTGTTCAATGCAATATCTACGTTCCTAAAAATGCTGGTACGTCAGTGCTTGCGACTATTGGGGAAGCGATTATTGACGGCTTGACCTCTGTGAATGCTGCTGGATATACGGATACTTTCAATTGTAAACCACGCTCTCTTGAAATTTCTGGCCCAACACCGTTAGAGATTGAAGACCGTTCCCACTTTATTGGATTAGTGTCTTGTCAGTTTAGTGCTGTAGCATAGGATAGTAGTGCAAGTTTAAACCTCTTCCATGCGGGCATCAGAGCTTCTTCGGAACAAATTTGGCGTTAGCCAACTTTATAAATACGAGGTCAAAAAAGACGAAGAAGTTGTATTAGAAATTTTTTGGCACCCTTTGACCATTAACGAGCGGGAGTCTATTCAAAAGAAATCGGATAATGATAGCCCTACTGAGTTTGCTCTTGATTTAATGCTTCAAAAAGCCTTGGATTCTGACGGCAAACGCATTTTTCAGGACGGCGAAAAAGCTGTTTTAAAAAATGCCGTTGAAGCTGCAGTGCTTCAAGAAATTCAACTGGCAATGTTGTCTTCCGGCGCAGAAAACAAAGTGGAGGAAGCGAAAGCAAATCTTAAAAGCGCAGCCTGATTGGTTATTCTTGTTTCATCTAGCTAAAGAGCTAGGCATGACCGTTGCCTCTCTTTCCAAAGAGTTGACACAGGAAGAGCTTGTTGCGTGGGCAGCATTTTTTGAAATAAAGCAGGAAGAGGAGGAGAAAGCGATGGAGCGCGCCAAAATTTCTCGTGGAGCGCAGACTATGGGGCTACGCTAAGCTAAGGTTAGGGTTGCTTGGTGCGGGACTTCTATGCAGGATATCTCGCTTGCCGTAAAGGTAGACAAAAGACAGGTAAAAGATCTTAGCAAACTTGTCGGTCAAGTAGAAAAACAGGTAGGCGCTTTAAATAAAATTAAAGTTAACTTAGACGTTACAAAAGCGTCTAAATCTCTAAAAGAACTTGCTGCAGATGCAGATAAAGCTGCAGCCAGCTTAATAAATGCAGCTACGGGTGCAACTAAGGGGGGAGAGCAGTTTTCAAACTCTCTGGCAAAACTTGCTGAGCAGCAAGCAAGGCTCCGTAGTGCATTTTTAAAGACTAACGATCCAATTAAGCAGCAACAATTTGGATTGGGCTTGCTTGTTGGCCAATATAAACAGTTAAGAGTTGAAGGCAGGGCGCTTGCTACTGCCGGAGCAGATATTTTTGGCAAAACTCTTACTGATAGAAGTGGCGTAGGAGACCTTTCTAAGCGTTTAAAAGAATTAAAAGAATTACCTAAAACATTTAGCGGGACAGGACAAGCGCTAAAAGAAATTAATTTTCTTTTAAACAACGCTGTTGCGGACAGCGAAGAATTTAAAATGCTTATAAAAGCGCAAAATGAAGCGCTTTTAGAGCAAAAAAATATACAAAACGCTTTAAATATAGAAGCAAAATTTGGGGAACGTATGGCGGCTATTCCAAAAGCCGTTGCTACTACACAGTACGCTCCAGGGGCTGTTGGTCCACAGCCTTTTGTTCCTAAAGCTTTGTTGCCCCCCTCTGCAGTTAAAACAACAAAAGACGTTGCTACTAATTTAAAAAGTAGCGTGTCCGATATTGATGAAATTTTAAATCTTGCTAATAAACTTTCACGCCCTATGCGAACTATTGCGCTGCAGGCTGATAGAGCGGCTAAATCCCAAGAACGTTTTAAGAGAAAACTTAAGGAAAGCCTTCAGTTAGGTGTTGGTTTTCCTCTACTTTTTGGAGGAGGCCCTGGGTCTATTGCTGGCGGAGCTATAGGCGCATTATCTGGTGGAGGATTTGGAGGTCAGGTTTTTGGAAGCGCGATTGGTCAGCAAATTGAACAATTAATTAACGGTATTTCGGAAATCGGCACTGCGATTGAAACTATAGATGTTGAAAGACTACGGAGTGCCGGAGTGCGTATAACTGCAGAGCTGAAAAATCAAGTTGACCTATTGCGTGAGTCCGGGGACTTGGTAAAAGCGCGCGCAGCCTTAGAAGAGGGTGTTTTTCAGCAAACAGGAGCACTTCCTGGTGTTACTCAAGATATAGCTAATGCGGTAAATCTATTAGCAGCTGCAGGCAAAGAGCTTGGTTTAGCTGTCGGAACAACTTTAGGAATCTTGGGCGCCCCTGTAATAGCTTTACTAGCTTCAATAACAAAAGTACTTGCTGATATAATTAAAAGTATAAATACTGTGTTTAGTCTTATTGGTGTAGGTCTTAAAACTATAGGAACATCTATTTTAAAGTTGGCTAACGTTGATGTTAAAAAATTAGAAGAATCTCTTAAAAATGTGAATGGGCAGTTAGATAGTATTCAAGACAGGCAGTTTGAAAATATACGCGCAAGCACTCAACAACTAACTTCTATGTTGGAAGAAACAAGTCTAATAAAACGACTTAAAATAGAAGAAGATTATACCACAAAAGTAGAAAATCTTCGCCTTAAATTAGGCAAAAAACTTATAGAAATAAGCAGGAAACAACGTATAGATTATAACCTTGATCCTAGCTCATCGGATCAAACTCTTAAAAACGCACGAATGATAGAAGAAAATTTAGAAATAGCAAAAGTTCAAAGACAAATAAACATTCTTCGAGCTGAAGATCTTGAGACTGCAAAAAGTACTGCTACGCAAGCGCAGGACTTAGCTAAAGAGTTTTCTCGCGAGGTTAGGCTGCGTCAGGCTGGCAGCGACGTAGCAAGAGATCTACTGCAAATACAATTCGAGCACGAAGACCGAGTGAAAAAGATAAATAAACTGGAGAATCAGTCGCTGAGAACAGAGCAACTGACAAGTGCAGAGCTGTTAAACCAGCTTCAAATTAGGGAGCGGTTGGCGACGTTTGCAACAACGCGAACGAAAGGAGAAGTTGCCCGCGATAACTTAAATCGTGAGATTGCCTTGCTTCAGCACAAGTTGGCGGGCAAGGAAGAAGAGTTTTTGCTAGAGGAAGAGTTGACCAAGCTGCGTGAAGCGCTCAAAGATATTGGTTTAGACGAAGTTGATGTTTACGAAGACCTTCTTCGCCAGATTAGGGAAAGAAAGAAGTTAGAAAAGGCTTTGAATGAAAACCTAAGGATTCAAAAGGCAAAAACAGCAGAGCTTCAAAGCGTTTACAAGCAGATTGGTCAAACCATCGAAACGGGCGTCGTCGAAGCAATTTCTGCTGCGGTGGACAAGACCAAGACATTGGGTGAGGTTGCTGCCAATGTGCTTCGGCAGATTGCCAACCAACTGTTGCGGCTGGGCGTCAACCAACTGATGGGTGCAATTTTTAACCCGTATCAATCGTTGATGGTTCCAGGTGGCCGGTACGAAGGTGCCCCTCAACTTCCTGAGCTAACGCCACCGCCGCCTCTTCCCGGAAAAGCGCTTGGTGGAGCAGTTGGTGCAGGTCGCCCTTACATGGTTGGCGAGCGTGGTCCTGAGTTGTTTGTTCCTGGAGCGCAAGGCAATATCGTTCCAAACAATGCAATGGGCGGGGCTAACGTGACGGTGAACGTGGATGCTTCTGGTTCGTCTGTCGAAGGCAGTGCTGATCAAGCTTCGCAACTTGGCAAGGCAATCGGCATTGCTGTGCAGCAAGAACTGGTGAAGCAAAAACGTCCTGGCGGTCTCCTCGCACGCTGATGGCTACTTTCCCGTCAATCACGCCGACCTACGGCATTCAAAAGCGCAGCGCACCAAACGTCAGAACGGTGCGTTTCGGTGATGGGTACGAAAAGCGCTTGACATTTGGCTTGAATCAGAATCCCAAGGTTTACAACCTGACGTTTGAGGTGTCAGAGACTGACGCCGACACCATCGAGACATTTTTAGATGCTCGTGCAGACGATAACGCCGCATTCGACTTCACCCCGCCTGGCGAAGCAGATGAGGCCAAGTTTGTCTGCGAGGAGTGGAACAAGTCGATTCCATACTTGAATCGCGCCACAATCCAAGCAACGTTTCGCCAAGTCTTTGAACCGTAATGGCAATAGCAGCCTGGGCAGCTAGTACCGCGTTTTCTGTTGGCGACATTCGATGCGCCAGCACTGAACAGGCATCTGGCTTGTTTTTTCGGTGTACCACTGCTGGAACGTCAGCAGCAACAGAACCTAATTGGCCGAACAACGTAGGCGATACGGTCACTGACAACACTTGTATATGGACAGGCATTGCATCGGCTTATGAAGATCTTGTCGCGATTAATCCCAGCGCAATTATTGAGCTATTTCAACTAAGACTCGATTCAACGCTGCACGGCAGCAGTGATGTTTACCGCTTTCATGCTGGGGCTAATGCTGACGTTGACGGCAACATTGTTTTTGATGGTGCAGCCTACAGTCGCATTCCGCTCAAGGCTGATGGTTTTGAGTACACGAATACAGGCACGTTGCCCCGGCCAACACTGACCATTAGCAACCTCAGCAGCACTATTAGCGCATTGCTGTTGCTGGTCAACGCAACAACCGCAGGCAATGACCTTGGCGGGGCGGAGGTTCGCAGAATTAGGACACTTAAAAAATATCTTGACGGCGAGAGCGCAGCAGACCCTAATGCTCAATTTCCGCAAGAGCGTTGGTTTATTGATCGAAAATCCAGCGAAACGCGGGACACTGTGACGTTTGAGTTGGCGAGCAAGTTTGATTTGGCAGGTCAAAAGATTCCAAAGCGCCAGATTATCGCCAACATCTGCCAGTGGAAGTACCGCAGCAGCGAATGCAGCTACACCGGCACTGATTACTACGACGTGAACGGCAACGTGGTCAGCACTCAAGCGCAGGATGTTTGTGGCAAGCGGGTTGCCAGCTGCAAGCTGCGGTTTGGCGAAAACGCTGAACTGCCGTTTGGCTCATTTCCTGGAGCGGGTCTGACCAAGTGATGCGTTTATCGCCAGCCATGAAGGCTGAGATTTTGGAGCATGCCAAGGCTGAAACACCACGCGAGTGCTGCGGCTTGGTTGCTGTTGTCAAAGGACGGCGCAGATACTTCCCGTGCCAGAACATTGCCGAAACACCAGACGAGCACTTTGTTCTTAACGGTTGGGACGCTGTAGAGGATCAAGGCGAAGTGGTCGCTATTGTTCACAGCCATCCGAAGACCAACCCTGAGCCATCAACGGCTGATCGTGTTGCTTGTGAAAAGTCGGAGTTGCCATGGTTTATCGTCAATCCCAACACTGAAGGCTGGGGCTACTGCGAGCCAGCTGGCTTTGAGTTGCCGTATGTGGGACGTGAGTTTGTGTTTGGCGTGGTGGACTGCTACACGCTTGTGCGCGACTGGTACGCAAGAGAGTACGGCGTTCAGTTGCGGGACTATGACCGGCGTGACAAGTTTTGGAATCGTGGTGAGAACCTGTATATGGACAATTTTGCTGCGGAGGGATTTTGCAAGATTCCGCTTGAGGAGGTGCAGCGCGGTGACTTGATTTTGATGAATTTGGTTTCACCGTTGCCGAACCATGCAGCGATCTACATGGGTAATCAGCAGGTGCTGCATCATGTCCAGGGCAGGCTGTCTAGCAGGGATGTCTATGGCGGTTACTATGGGAAGAGCACTGCCTGCGGCTTGAGGCATGAAAGTCGTTAAGGTCTACGGCGCTTTGCGTAAACGGCTTGGTCAATGCCGGTTTGAGTTTGACGTAGCAACACCAGCGCAAGCAATCAAGGCATTGTGCGTCAACTTTCCAGGGTTGGACAAGTGGTTGATTGACAGCGAAAAAGATGGCGTTGGTTATCGCGTAGCCATCAGCAAGGAAGAAGTGACTGAGGACAATTTTGCTCTTCTGGTTATGCCTTTTAGCGAAAAAGAAGTTTTCAGCATCACGCCTGTGGTTGCTGGTGCGGGGCGTGGCACAGGTCAAATCTTGTTAGGTGCTGCTTTGATAGCTGTCGCTATTGCTGTGCCAACAACAGCAGGTCTTACTGCCGGAGGGTTTTCGGCTACCGCAGCAGCTGCCGCTGGAACAAGTGCGACTTTTGGAGCCACTCTTGCTGCTGCTGCGGGCAATCTTGGCATCGCTTTGGTCTTAGGTGGCGTAGCTCAAGCAATTTCACCGCAGCCTGATTTAAACAGCACGCTTGACGAGGCTGCACAGTTGGAATCGTTTAGCTTTTCCAACGTCGTCAATACCAGCCGTCAAGGGCTGCCTTGCCCAATAGCTTATGGGCGAGTATTTGTTGGATCGGCAGTGCTGTCCAGCGGTCTTGACGTTGATCAGGTGCAGGCATGACTCAGACCAAATACGTCGTTGGCGCTGGTGGTGGCGGCGGTAAAGCTGGTGGCAGCAGAAGCACGCCAACCGAGTCGGACGATACGCTCCAGTCAACACAGTTTGCCAACGTTCTTGACCTGATCAGTGAAGGTGAGATTGGTGGCCTTGATGATGGCAACAAGAGCATCTTTTTGGATGAAACGCCTGTTCAGGCGGCTGATGGCAGCAATAACTTTGAAGGGTTTACGGTTGTCACAAGGGTTGGAACGCAGGCACAGACTCACCTGCCTGGACCATTTAATGCAACAGAACGGGAGACGGGAGTCAATGTTGAAGTTACAAACAGTGCTTCTGTAACTCGTCAAATTACAGACACAGACGTTGATCGTTTGCGTGTCACGCTCACGATTCCAACGTTGCAAATCGTAGAAGATGACGGGGACATTGTTGGTAACAGCGTCCGAATCAAGATTCAGATTCAGTACAACGGTGGCGGATATAACGACGTTATTGACGACACGGTCAGCGGCAAAAGCAGCAACCGTTATCAGCGAGACTATTTAGTCAATCTGACTGGCAGCTTCCCGGTTGATGTGCGAATAGTGCGTGTCAGTGCTGATGAAACAAGTACAAGGCGAGGAAGTACCACTATTTTTCAGAGCTTCACCGAGATTATTGACGACAAGTTTCGCTATCCCAACTCAGCACTGGTTGGATTGCGGTTTGACTCGCGCCAGTTCAACAGCATTCCAGCTCGTAAATATTTGATTCGTGGAATCAAGGTCAAGATTCCAAGCAACGCAACGGTAGACACCACAACGCATCTCGGTCGGCTTACATATTCAGGTATTTGGGATGGAACTTTTCAGGCTGCAACATGGACAAATGATCCGGCCTGGTGCCTATATGACCTTTTGATTTCTGAGAGGTACGGGGCAGGCGTGCCCGAATCAACGCTGGACAAGTACGACTTCTTTGCGATCAGCCAGTATTGCAACGAACTTGTTGATGATGGAGCGGGTGAAGAAGAGCCGCGCTTCAGCCTCAATATGCTGATTAACAGCAGGGATGAGGTTTACAACGTCATCCAGCAGATGACCGCCATCTTCCGTGGCATTGCGTATTATGGCGCTGGAACGTTGCAGCTGCTGCAGGACAAGCCATCTGATCCGCAGTATTTGCTTGGGCCTAGCAATGTTGTTGACGGTCTTTTTCAGTATCAAGGCACGTCCCAGAAGGCACGTCACACCGTGGCTGTTGTGGCTTGGCAGTCATACGACACTCGTGGCGACATTGAATATGAATACGTTGAAGACCATGATGCGGTCGCCAAGTACGGCATCATCAAAAAAGACATCAAGGCCATTGGTTGTTACAGCCAAGGTCAAGCGCACCGCATTGGTAAGTGGACGCTGTTGTCCGAGCAGAATCTGACT